GATGACGGAAGGGTACATCTACATCTTGTTTAACCCGACCCATCGGGCCAATCAGTTCAAGATCGGAAGGACCACAAAGAAGCCGGAGCTGCGGGCGCGCGAAATCTCATCCGGCACAGGTGTCCTCGGCAATTCGAGGTCTTGTACGAAGAACGGGTTGTTGATTGCCATCACGCCGAACGCCTTATCCACAAAGTGCTGGGCCCGCATCGCATCTCGACAAATCGGGAGTTCTTTGAACTTCCGTTGAAGGACGCCATTCGCATCGTCAGTGACGTTGCCACCGAGGTGGGTCGGACCTCGGCTTGGACGAAGGTGAGGTGCGGGAGGAGGCCAGCATTGCTGATCCGGAACCATTTCTTGCTAGCATCGCAGTGCCGTCAACCATACGAAAGGTGCGCTCGCCGGCACGAACGAGAAAAGTCGTAACGTTTGATGATCATGCCGCTTACACTGATGAGCCCAGGCGCAAGATCCTCCTCGAGCTACGCAATAACATATTGCGCCTGGATGAGTGCCTGGCCCAATGCGAAACGTGCACCCCTGGCAACCGGATAGCGTACAAGAGGCCAGGCGGATGGACGTTCCTGGAGGTGAAGGTACAGCGCAGTGCCATTGTTCTGCATCTGGTTGAATCCGGCATTCTTGATCACGACAACTTCGCCCAAGCGATCCCAGAAAGTCATGGCTGGCGACATCTGAAGCTGCGTATCAAGATCACGAACTTTGAAGATGCAGATAGAGCTCGTCCCTTCATAGAGGGCGCATACAGGGCCGCATAAGGCTCAGATGGATGGTGTCCGGCTGGGTCGAGGAAAGAATGCTGTGACCTCGGCGATCAAGAACCTCCACGGCGTTCTCCGGGGACCCAAACACCCGAACGGACAGTTGAGGCCGGGAAGCGGATTCCAGTTCTCTTGCGCGTGGGCCGCTCTGGCAGCGTGCTGAAAAGAGTTGTTCCCGTCTATGAAAGGGCGGGATCAAGTTCTGATAGGCGAGCAAGCAGATTTCGCACGTTCGAGACCTGCCATTGGCCGCCACGCGCTGTTCGGACACCGCGGTCGTTGAGTGCTCGCGCGATGCCGCGATAGCTCGTTATCCCGGCGCATTGTAGTCTCTCGATGAGGGGCAGGACCGAAGCAGCAAAGCGGTCTGCCTCGGCAATGGAAACGGCGCGGCCGATGGAGGCCGCCTCTGCAGCGTTGCTTCGATTGCCCAGGCTAGTGCCGTTTGCCTTTCGAGCCGCGAGTGCAGCCCGCGTCCGCTCCGAGATCAGGCGCCGCTCTTTCTCAGCCAGCGCTGCGTAGAGGTGCAGCATGAAGGGATCTGCGTCGGTACCGAGTTCGGCGACGATGAAGGGCACCCGTTGCGCCATCAGGCCGGAGATAAACGCCACGTCGCGGGAGAGCCGGTCGAGCTTGGCAACGATCACCTGACAGCGCTCCCGCCGAGCCAGGGCCAGAGCCTCGGCGAGGCGAGGGCGCCTCTCGAGCGCGTCGGCTCCCTTGCCCGTTTCGATCTCGACGAACTCGTGCAGGATCTCGAACTCTTCAGTCCCGGAGAACCGCTCGACGGCGTTGCGCTGCGCCTCTATGCCCAGACCGGATCGGCCCTGCCGCTGTGTGGAGACACGGTAGTAGGCGATGGCGCGCTGCAACATGGAAAGCCTCGGGTGTTCAAACTGCAAACCACCGTTTGCAGTGTGCTCGTAGGGCGGGGAAATGCAAGCATGACAAGGGATTAGCTGGTGCGGTGGAAGCAGCGCGCCTAACGTGGCGATGCTCGCCCGGATCTGGCTATTCCAGCTGCGCCAGCGCTTCCTCATGGGAGATGAAGCTGATGTTGATGTCTGCTGGGCTCTCCTTCCAGCGGGCGCGGGTCTTGAGCCAGAAGATGGCGGCGGTGACGGACTCTCGGCCTTCACCGGTCGCCTTGCGGTAGAGGCTCTCGGCAACGCGCGCATTCGCCTTGATCTGGCCTCCTGAGAGTTCCCTAGCATAGGCCGTCTTCACCAGGTCCTCGTCGAGGTCGAACACCCGTGCAATCTCGGCCGCCGTCAGACCGAAGCCGGCGAGCGCCTCGACGCGGGCCGGTTCAGGCAGACGATCGGCTGGCTCAGCGGTGGACATCTTCGTAGTCCCTACGGCAGGCAAGGGCGACGCGCTCGTCACGCTCTCGCTTGGTGTCCCCGGGCGAGACGATGACGCGTCGGATCTCCCTGACCTGTTCGACCGGCTGTCCAGGAATGCCGCCATGCTCGTGGACGGAAACTTCCTTCCAGCGGGCTCGCGTCTTCAGCCAGAAGATCGCTGCCGTGACCGACTCCCGACCGTCGCCGGTCGCCTTCCTGAACAGGTTCTCCGCAACCTTGGCATTGGCCTTGGTATGGCCTTGGCTGAGTTCCTCGCGATAGTGCCGGCGCAGGGTCTTGGGATCGATACCGATCAAATTGGCGATCTCGGTTTCGGGCACTCCGTAGCCGGCAAGGGTCTCGACCTGACGGCGCTGATAGGCATCGGGGTCATGAGAGGGCCGGGCCATGGTCACATTCCTCGGCAGCGGGGCAGAGAGGTCATCTGCTTCTGTTCGGCATCAGCGGCAGGCAGTAGCCCGGCAATCATCTCGACCAGCGCCTCGTCAGACAGCTTCCTGAGATCGACGGTTGGCCGCATTCCGTCATCGACATGCTCGAGGCGGGTCGTCTCGCGCCATCCTCCCTGGGTCTTCAGGAAGAAGATCATCGAGGCCGTGTCGCCGGCCCTTGCCTTGGTGATGAGGCTCTGGGCGATCGAGCCGATGGCGCGCGCCTTGCCCCTTTTATAGCGTGCGGCAATGTCGGGCTCACGCTCCATCAGCGCGTAGAAGGTCCTGCGGCCGACCCCGAAATAGTCCGCCATCTGCTCAGCCGTCAGCACGGCCGCAAGCGTCTCGACCTCGGCGATCTGGTGATCAGTCAAGGTGGCAGCTGGCCTTCCCATCATGCCGGCTCCGTTGCCAGGCGCTCGGCCTTGAGCTCGGCGAAGCTGCGGCCGTCTCCGTCGAGAATGGCAGCCTGCCCGGTGAAGTCCTGCCAGCGTGCCACCGCGACGTCGACATAGGTCGGATCGAGTTCGATCGCCTGGCAGGAGCGGCCGCTCATTTCGGCGGCGATGATGGTGGTCCCGGAGCCGCAGAAGGGCTCGTAGACGGCCTGGCCCGGGGAAGAGTTGTTCTCGATTGGGCGACGCATGCATTCGACCGGCTTCTGCGTGCCGTGGCCGGTCTCGGACTTCAGGTGCGGGATCGACCAGACGGTGGTCTGCTTGCGGTCACCCGCCCAGTGCCCGGTGCCGCCCTTCCTGACGGCGTACCAGCAATTGTGGGTGACCAACCCGTCTGCGACGTAGTGGAGGTCCTGGTCGACATCCATCGAGTAGACCGTGCCGCTGAATGGTGCCGCGTCATTGCCGGAGACGGTGACCCAGGCGAACTCGTCACGATCAGTCGGCACCGGGATCTGCATTATCTGGGCGAAGATGTTGCATGCACGCACGAGGCGGGTTGCCCTGCGCGAAAACATCAGCCGCTCGCCTCCCGTGATGAGCGGCTGGTCGCGTTCCAGGCGATGATCCCGAAGCAGCAGCGTTGCCCGCGCGGCCAGCGCACTCAGATTCAGGCCGGCATAGATGCTGGCGATCATCTCCGGGGAGCGCTGGCGCTCGGGCTCCCGCGCCCACGCGTCAACTTCCCAGTGGGTGGTCGGAATGCCGTACCGGCACGACAGGACCTGCTCTGCGCACTGAGCCTCGCAGACGGTGTCGTGCACCGAGACGATCCATGCCTCTTCGGCTTTGTTGTCGGCAAGGCGCGTCGACAGGCCGAAGCCTCGCGAATTGAACAGGCCGACGCGCCCAGTGCGCCACCAGTCGCCGCGGCGCATGAGGTAGACGATCTGCTTGCCGGCAGCATCAGGGTTCAGGCGAACCGAGAAGCGATGCTCCGGGGTGGCGCGAGTGACCCGTCCGCCGGCAGAGACAGAGTGCATCAGTCCTTCGAACTGGCGCTTGCCGAACCGGGTGATCTCGCGACCGCGACGGCGAACGACACTCTCGTAGGGATTGTAGGACACCACGAAGTCGCCCTCGCGAAGGGTCTCGATCGGCACCTCTTCAATCTGTGCCGGTAGAGATCCCGCGCCGCGCTCGGTCACCTTCTGGACCATCGTGCCCGCGGGTTGGCAGGGTTCATGCTGCCAGTGATAATCGCCGCGGCCGATCACCAGGCGGGTCTTGTCCCAGATGATCTGCGAGCGGATTGCAAAACCTGCAGCCTCGAGGCTACCGGCCACCGTTCCTGCATGGAGCCCGCCATGCCAGACATAGGCTACGTCGCCCGGAAACAGCGCCCACGCCTCGCGCCAGTCTGCCCGGTCGTCGTTCAGCACCTTGCCGGTCGCAAGCTCGGCCTCGGCGCCCAGTTTCTCACGCCAGGAGGGATCGTAGTTGACGCCGTAGGGCGGGTCCGTGACCATCAGCTGCGGTCGCACGCCGGCCAG